CGTTATACTCGTGCGTTGGCTCGTTCAATGGCACACACAAAGCAGGTTAAAGCTGCTTCAATTCTGAACAACGCTTTCACAGCAGGTGCTTCTGCTGGTGGCGACGGAGTTGCATTGTGTGATGCGTCACACCCACTTACAAGCGGTGGTACGTTTGCTAACGAACCGTCAACGGCTGCTGATTTGAACGAAACATCTCTCGAAGATGCTTTGATCAACATCGCAGGTTTTGTTGATGAGCGTGGTCTCAAGGTTGCTTTACGCGGCACAAAGTTGGTCATCCCACGTCAGCTACAGTTTATTGCTGAACGTTTGATGGTATCTAACTTACGTGTTGGTACAGCGGACAACGATGTAAATGCTCTAAGATCAATGGGAATGTTACCACAAGGTTATGCGGTAAACGACTTCTTAACTGATCCAGATGCATTCTTCATCTTGACAGACGCACCTCGTGGATTTGTCCACTTTGAGCGTACGCCAATGTCCACTGGTATGGAAGCTGACTTCGATACTGGTAACATGAGATTCAAGGCTCGTGAGCGTTACAGCTTTGGGTTCTCAGACCCACGTTGTGTTTTCGGTTCACCCGGAGCATAATTTGTGATACAATGAGATAGTCTTTTTGCAAAGATTACCTCCCTGAATAACTGGGGCAACTTAGGTTGCCCCTTTCTTTTTATATTTCCTGTGGTATAGTATTGTTATCCCTGACAGTGACATGGGGTCACTGACTTAACCCAGACAGGAGATCGACATGGGTACAACAACTTTTTCAGGTCCTATTAAAGCTGGGACAATAAAGGATACTACAGGTACAACTGTAGGAACCAACAAAGCAAATGTGGGTTTTGTTAAAATGGCGCAAACAGCGTCTTGGACACAGTCTACTACTGCTGCGGACACAGGAATCGTTATTCCTGCAAATAGTCAAATCGTTGAAATACGGGTTTATATCACCACTGCGTGTGATGCCGCAAACATCACCATGGGCACGAGTTCAACTGCTACTGAATTGTTTACTGCGTTAGCCGCAGGTACAGCAGCTAATGTTATTAAACTTGGTTCGGCTGGAACAATCACAGATGCGGATACTTGGGTAGATATTGGAACCGCTGATCTTCCGATCTTTATAGACTTTTCAGCGGGATCGTCTGGCGCGGGTAATGTTACGGTTGAATACATCCAAGGCATCAATAACGCCTAGAGGAGGTAACACATGGCTGCTTCTATATTTGCAAAGACAGCTACTGCCACAGGAACACTACAAGGCGGCAGGACTCGTCTAAAGGCTTTCTATGTGAAGACAGCCTCAAGCGGGTCTCCTCAAGTAGTTTTCAAAAATGGTAGTGGTGGAGCAACGTTGTTAGACATGGTGTTTAACACCTCGGATGACACACAAGTAACGATACCCGATCATGGTATCATCTTTGAGGATGAGTGCCATGTAACCCTAACTAACATCACTTCGATAACTGGATTTTTCGGGTGAGTGTAAAGGAGATAAAACATGGCTGACGCAGCTACAGTAGTCATGAAGACTACGATTTTACCGGACGAGATAGCCAAAACTATCGAAGCCACAACCACCGTTTCGCCAAAAGACGCGAACGACAAGTGGTACTACAAACTAACCAGTGTAAGTGCTGCAAGCACTGACTTGATGGCTGGATATTTCACAGACTATACTGCTGTGGATGACGATACTCAGCCCACAGCAATAGCTACAGGTGATAAGGTTGAGTTCATTTACATCAAAAATACGGACTCAGCTAATCATATTTATATTGTTTTTGACGGTGGGACCGTAGCAAATACAACTGGGGACGCTGTTAAAATTAGCCCTAATGAATCCTTTTATGCAAGGCTTCCAAACACAACCGTTGCTGACATACACGCAATTGGTCACGATGGATCAAGTGCCGCAACAGCAACATGCATTGTTTGTGCATTACTGGATGACGTTGCATAGGGATTAGCTAAATGGCTAAGATCGACAAGGCCAAGATGAAATGCAACAAGCCGAAACGTCAGGTTTCTGGTGGTAAAAAGTTTGTTGTAAAGGCTTGCGATAAGGGCAAAGAAAAGATTGTTCGTTTCGGTGACGCTAATATGAAGATTAGAAAGTCTAATCCGAAAGCGAGAAAATCTTTTCGTGCCCGTCACGGCTGTGACAAAGGCACGTTGGATAAACTAAAGGCTAGATACTGGTCTTGTAAAATGTGGTGAAGAGGATGTTAGGTTTTGATAAGTCGCGCACAAATACCTTTTCAAATATCGAAGACTCCCAGGAGGCAAACTAATGGCGAAAAAAAAGGCAAAAAGAGACGCTTGTTATTACAAAGTAAAAAGCCGATACAAGGTTTGGCCAAGCGCATACGCTTCAGGGGCACTTTCTAAGTGTCGTAAAGTGGGGGCAAAAAACTGGGGTAATTCTAAAAAAGCCGCTGAGGGCGGTGTGGTTTCGGCTATCGATAACCCTAAAAGACCCCCAAGAAGAAATCTTAAAAACGGTGGGTTTATCGCCGCTGGTTGTGGCCCTGCTATGCAAGAAAAAAAACGACAGGTTACGAGGATATTCTAATGGCAAAGAACTCCCTTCGTGAATGGTTTGCACAAAATCAAGGTAAGGGCTGGGTTGACTGCAAGACAGGTAAACCCTGTGGTCGTCAAAAGGGTGAAAAACGCAGAGGCTACCCTGCTTGTAGACCTACAATGGCGCAGTGTACTTCTGCTGCAAAGAAGAAGAAGTCTTCTAAACGAATAAGTTGGAAGGCTAGTGGTGGTGGTTTAGTAGCTACCAGAGGTGTAAGAATTTTCTAAAGGAGAAACATCATGATGAAAAAGAAAGGATACCGTGGCGGCGGTAAAATGAAATCCAAGGGCTATAAGGCTGGCGGTAAAATGAAATCTAAAGGATATGCCGCTGGTGGTAAAATGAAATCCAAGGGCTATAAAGCTGGCGGTAAGATGAAGACTAAAGGCTATAAGGCTGGCGGTAAAATGAAAAAAGGGTATCGTCTTGGCGGTAAAATGATGTCTAAGGGCGGCGTGATCGGCGGAAAAGTAAGAATATTCTAAAGACAAATGCCATACCTACAAAGCAACATACCTTATTTTAAGGCTTGGGTTCGTCGTGAGTACACCCATAATCATGAGAAATATCACGGCGAGTTTCTCCATGCGATGGTGGTTGCAGTTACAACCATACCGAATAGATCTCTAAGTTTTCAAGTAATCTTTACGGGATGTGAAGCTGAAGACGAGGAGGAAGATACAATTCACGGCGGTGCAATGTGGGCCAGGATGCCTATAACTGCCTTGGTTGCAGATATACCTTTAGAAGAATGGCCTGAACCCATGGCGACACATGACGCACAACCTTGGGATTGTTCCTCACATAATCATTCAGTTTATGTTTTGGACAGGGCTACACCGTGTCCTTGGTTAGCTAAGATCGATGGTCAAATGTTTCCTGCTAAGTATTTGTTTACTGTAGACTACACTGACAGCGAGATTGGTGATGATCCTGCACAACACAAACAAAGCCATGTTTTACAGCTTTTAGATGCAGGAGAGTGGACAGGTAATATTGTTGCGTTACCAAACAATCGGGTGCGTGTAACGCATCCAGCTTGGTTTGCGGTAGGAGAGGGTGCCCCTGATTTCAAACCCTCACAACATATACACTATTCAAAAAGTGATTTAGACTATACACTAGATGTAAATCGAGTATTCGATAACCTATACAACGAGGAAGAGAAAGATGGCTAAAAAGTTTCCTGACTTAACTGGTGACGGTAAAGTCACACAAGCAGACATTTTAAAAGGTCGTGGTGTCAAACTACAAAGTGGTGGACAAGCTAAATCTCCCACAAGACCAAGGAATAGAAAAGTTGATAGAGGAATTATCGAACGAGGTGGGGTAACCCCTCTTAGGGCGTTGACCGCAGTTATACTTGGTCGGAAAGAAAAAAGAGACGAACGCAAGTATATGGATCATTTAAAAGAAATGGGAATGTTTGATGAGGGCGGTGGTAGAGCTAACGTGCCAGCAAAAAAAACTAAAAAAAGAAAGTACAAGTCTACTAATAAACCTATAAGAGTTGCTGACGGCGGTAGAGTAACATCTTTTAAAAACGGTGGTGCCGTTATGACTAAGACCAACCAGAAACCACACATGAGTTAAGCTATGGCAACTTCAGGATCAAGAGACTTCGAACTCGATGTAGCGGACATCATCGAAGAAGCATATGAAAGATGCGGACTAGAGGTTCGTACAGGCTACGATGCAAAGACGGCTCGTCGGTCTCTTAACCTGATGTTTGCAGAATGGGCGAACAGAGGTTTAAATCTCTGGACGATAAAGCAAGCAACACTTACGCTTACCAAGGGCCAGGCCCAAGAGACACTGACATCTGATGTGGTGGATCTTCTTGAGGTGGTACTAAGACGTGACGGTACAGACTTTGAACTAAGCAGAATTAGCAGGGGTGAATATCTAACAATCCCTAGCAAAACTACAGAAGCTCGTCCAAGTCAGTATTACTTTGACAGAAAGATCGCTCCGGTTATTAATATCTGGGCTACTCCAGAAAACTCAACAGATCAGATAGTTTATTATTATGTGCAACGAATCGAGGATGCTGATACTCTTACTAATACTACTGATATGCCTTTTCGTTTCTATCCTTGTATGGTGGCTGGATTAGCATATTACCTATCTATGAAACGTGCTCCAGAGCGGATTCAGTTGTTAAAATCTGTTTATGAAGAAGAGTTCCAACGTGCGTCTGATGAGGACGAAGATAGAACACCTCTGAAACTACAACCTAGTATACAATACTTGAGGGTATAATGGCATTTGCGTCCGGCAAAAAAGCTTACGGTATATCAGATCGATCTGGTTTTCGGTATCGACTCAGGGATATGCGTAAAGAATGGAACGGACTACTTGTAGGTAAAGACGAGTTTGAAGCAAAACACCCTCAACTTAAACCTCCTCGTGTAGGTGCAGATCCACAGGCGTTGAGAGATCCACGTCCAGAAACAGGACTAGATGAGCAGAGATCATTACAGTATGGATTTAATCCTGTTGGTTTCAGAGAAATACCAGGAGTAACTCCTGCTAACAATCTTGTTGCTACGGGTGGAGTTGGCACTGTAACAATATTTTTACCTGAGACATTAGGAACACAAGGTATAGGTCAGGTTGGTAATGTAACGGTACAAACAGGACTTCCTGTTACAGCGATTATTTCAGGTTTTGCTTCAGCCACGGGTTCTGTTGGTTCTGTAACCATATCTACCCCAGCCGCTTCTGTGACCGCTTCGGCTACAGGTTCCGCTTCTACGGGTTCTGTTGGTTCTGTAACAACAGTGCAAAACACAACGATTTATACAGTTACGGTAGCCTCTGGCACTAATTCATACGGTAGTGGTAATAAGTATTACATCGATGGATCAGTATCACCAACGTTAAATCTAACAGAGGGTAGTGTGTTCCGGTTTGATCAAAGCGACTCAAGTAATAGTGGACATCCCTTACGTTTTAGCACAACAGCAAATGGCACACATGGAGGTGGTTCGGAGTATACCACGGGTGTCGTTACAGCGGGAACTCCGGGCAGTTCTGGAGCGTACACACAGATAACAGTAGCATCAGGTGCTCCAACGTTGTATTACTATTGTACCAACCATTCAGGTATGGGAGGCCAAGCGAACACACCATGAGTTTTACATACGACAGTTTGAAACAAGCAATACAAGATTATACGGAAAACTCGGAGACGACTTTCGTAAACAATCTACCTGTGTTTATACGGGCCGCTGAAGAACGTATTTTAAAAAACGTTCAGTTAAATTTATTTATGAGAAATCAAGTTGGTACGATGACAACAAACAATCAGTACCTTGGTGCGCCTAGTGATTTCTTGGCTCCGTTTTCTATAACCGTAACAGTAAGTGGTAAGAAACAGTTTCTTGAGTTTAAAGATCTTTCTTTTATAGAGGAGTTCAACCCTGATTATACTGTGACAGGAGTACCAAGATACTATGCTCAGTTTGATGTGGGCAACTTTATTGTTGCTCCTACTCCTAATCAGGACTACGCGGTCGAAGTTCAGTATTTGTTTAGACCTGCTAGTTTAACTTCTGGAGCAGGGACAGACACTACATGGTTAAGTGATAACGCTGATTTGGCAATGTTGTATGGTTCTTTAGTCGAAGCATACATCTTTATGAAGGGTGAGCAGGACATAATGGCTCAATATAATCAACGGTTTAATGAAGCTGTAATTGGGTTAAAGATGCTTGGAGAAGCAAAAGAAACTACGCAAGACTATCGCGTTGGTAAAGTAATAAGGCCGAAACAATAATGTTTAAATTGAATTTTGATATACCTAGCGATCCAATCGTTAATGTACACACAACAGAAAATCGAGGGTTTACTCCCGATGAGGTTGCAGAACGCTGTGTGGAAAAGCTGATTAGTGTATCTGATACAGCACACCCTGCTATTAGGGATCAAGCACGAGCGTTCCAAAAGCACATGGAAAAGGTGGTTGCATTTTATATGCGAGAAGCTATTCGCAGTGACCGCACAACCGTGTATAATGCCCTTATAGATGCAGGGCATCCAGAACTGGCTGACGCAATAAGGAGATTATGACATGGCGATCACTCAAGCAATGTGCACATCTTTCAAGCAAGAACTTCTTGAAGCAGGGCACAACTTTAAAAACTCAGGAGGGCATACTTTTAAGCTTGCTCTATTTACCTCATCCGCATCGTTAGATGCGTCCACAACTGGCTATAGCACTTCAAACGAAGTAAGTGGTACAGGTTATTCCGCTGGTGGTGGCACACTTACACGAGTGGACCCTACTACAAGTGGTACAACTGCTTTCACAGATTTTGCTGATCTAACGTTTTCAACAGCAACAATTACAGCAAACGGTGCTTTGATATACAACACTACAACTGGTGGTGGGTCAGGCACAACGGATTCTGTTATTGTGTTGGCGTTTGGTGGCGACAAAACATCAACTGCTGGTGACTTTACTATTCAGTTCCCAACAGCGGACGCGAGTAACGCTATTATCCGTATCGCCTAAACGGACTAGTTCCCATGACAGTAATTTCGGGTTGGGCGCGAGGCACATGGTCCCAAGGGGCTTGGGGCGAATCCCTTCCGGTTGTTGTTACGGGAGTGGCAGGAACAGGTGCGGTTGGATCTGTTTCTGTTGTTGCAGAGGCTAGTGTTCCAGAAACAGGGCTGGCGGCTACAGGAGGCGTTGGCTCTGTTACTGTTTTAGCGGCTGCAAATACTGCTGTTACTGGCTCAACAAGCACAGGCTCTGTTGACTCTGTAACGGTTACAGGCACTGCGATCATATCGCCAAGCGGTTCTGCTGGCACGGGTGCAATAAATTCTGTTACGGCTCAAGGTAGTGTTGACATACCAGAAACAGGGTTGGAGGCTACAGCTTCAGTAGGCACGGTTGTAGCGGCGGCTGGTGCTGATGTTGGTGTTACAGGTCTTGCTGCTACTGGTGGATTAGATTCAGTTACTGTCACAGGCACAGGTAACGTGCCAGAGACAGGTCTTGCCGCCACGGGTGGTGTAGGATCTGTCACGATAGATGGCGTTGGTAATGTCGTCACGACAGGTGAAACAAGCACAGGCGCGGTAGGCACGGTTATTCCGAAAGCTAATGCTGATGTAAGTATTAGAATTAATCCTGTTGGCAATTTAGAAGTTGCTACTGGTCAAGTCGGCACCGTCATTGCTGGTATTTCTGTAGACTTTTTAACAACGGGATTGGCAAGTGCGACAAATGTTGGTAATGTAACGGTACAAGCAAACGCAGATGCTATCGTAAC